AGTTAAAGATATATGCGAGTATATTCGCCTATTTTATATATACAAATTTAAATAATTAAATTGATAAAAAAAAATCTCAAAGAAGATATGCGAACATTCTCGCTCATACTCGCTCCTTTCTTTTATTTGTTTTTTATACTGGTGCTCTATGCTGGGTAAAATGCTGGATAAAAAATTTCAATAAAAATTTTACACGGTCCAACAGGGGTGATTACCTGAAGTCTAGTAGTTTATTTGAAATGGTTCCTACTCCACCATTAGAATGTGTATAACAATAAATACATAATTTTTTCCGAAAAGACAAATTTTCCAATAAATTTTTTTTTATCAATTATTCTTCGTATATTTGATTAAACAATAAAACAAACAGAAATGGCAGAACTACAATTTTACAGCACAGATATCAAAATCTTGCAACAATCTCAAAGTAAATTAGTACTTGAGTATTTGAATCTTATGGGTATTAAACCTACCGTAGAAGAACTTTGGAGAGTAACTGAAGTATTTGTTCAATGTTGTCTTCATAACCAAGACGATGACCTTAAAAAGAGAATTAAAGCGTTGGATGAGTGGGTTGTAAAAAAACAATCTAAAAATAAAGTATAATACATTTTTGTTTATATAGTGTTAAGGGGGATTTGGTTGGTGTACCATTTCTCCCTTTTTTAAATATTTATGGTTATGAGAAATTTTAAATTCCTTTCATCTGTTGATGATGAAGATGCAATTGAACCGAATCTTGATAGATTCCATCAACTGATAGGTTATCAAAGAAGAACTGAAGTGGACATTATTCCAACAGAACCACCCCAAATTTACACTCAAATCATAAGAGTGGAACTTCCTATCAATGAGATGACAGAAGACCATTTAAATCAACTTAAAATGAGTAATCAGAGTATCTTACTTAATGAAATATCAAACACATTAGATTTTCGTCACGAGATAATTTCAGTTGATGGGAATGGATTTACACTTAGAACAGAATTATTTCTTTAACATTTGTTTTTTTAAAAATATTTTCATATATTTATAATTGTAAGGGCGGATACATTTTTATTCTAAATCTGATATTGCCATTTCATATAGTACATCCGTCCTTACTTTACTTATATAGATAGTGATTTTACTTAAAACCCTGACTTTGTCGGGGTTTTTTGTTTGTGGATATGTCAATAACTTTTTTATAAAGTATTTTGATATTGTATAAATTAATATTACCTTTATTAAAATAAAAATCAATAGATATGAAATGGAATAAAGATAAGGTTACAGAAATTGCTAAACAATATTCTAATCAAAAAGAATTTAGAAAGGCTAACATTGGGGCGTTTGAATATTCTAAACGTACTGGTTTATTAGATGTTTTATTCCCCGATAGAAAGAAGAATGAAACTAATTGGACAGTTGATAAGGTTAAGGATATTGCGTCCAAATATCGTAGACGTAAAGACTTTTGTCAGATTGAAAAGTCGGCTGCTGGTATGGCATACCGATTTGGTATTATGAATGAACTTTACCCACACAAAGAGTTTAAGACTCATACTCCAACCGAAGAGGAAATGAAAGGACGCACAAAGAGATGTTGTCACTGTAAAGAAGAATTACCTTTAAAGTATTTCCACAAGAATAGAGTATTTTTTGATGGTCTTGCACACAACTGTAAGAACTGTACCAATAGTTTTAACAGAGAAAGAATGAGATTAGTTAAAAATAAAAAATAAACAAATAAGGGACCTGTAATGGGTCCCTTTATTTTGTATATATAATTTTGTGAGAGGTGTTCAATTACTCGTCCCACTTTGCTTTACAAACAGCATACGCTTGTCCTTCAGCATCGTATTCGGAACCAATCTCACTGATACATCTACTGATGTATTTTTGTTCATCTTCATCACTTGCTGGTGATGGAATAGGGAAACCTTCTTTTTTAATTTTAGATTGTTCTTCTTTGATTGGAACACAATTAGGAACGGTCTTACCATCCAGTTCTTTAGTTCCTATAGCGATGTATCCTGGCCAACAAGCGTCTTCTAAATCCGCCATTTTCTTTGGATACTTAATCTCAAAGTTATTTAATTTAAGATTGATGATTTGTTCTAATTTCATTTTAATAATTTTTGATATTCTTTGAATGTTAATTCTTTGTTTAATAAAAATACACTATTATAGTTATGACTAATCCAACCAGTTAATTCGTGCTGTGTTATTTTATATTTCTTATCTAAATCAGGAATTTGAATTAATAATCTATCAAAGTAATCTGATTTTCCTGTAAAGTTTAATTCTGTATCTGTTGGGTAAGGTAATTTAAAATCCATTCGTATTTTTTAATTTTTGATTTTCTTGTTTTAAACTATCAATTGTTAATTCTAATCTAACAATATGTGCGGTAAGTTCTTCAACCTTTTTGGATAAGTCATCAATAACCACCTGATAAATCCTAATAGACTTTTCAAGGTTCTCTAAACGACCACCTTCAATTTCATTCTGTGATTTTTTGTATCCGACAAAGTAACCAATTAACGTGGTTACAACTGTCAATATAATTTGTTCTATCATATTATATTATATTAATGACAATCAGAACAAGGAGGGTCATAGTGGTCCATTTCAGACCATACTCTTACACTCCTATTCAATTGGTCTCTACTATAACCATATCTTGTTGTATGATTAAGATAGATTGGTGAATTGTACTTAGCAGTCTTATCAGGTATCATACCATCTATTGTTGAATAAGTTAGGTAGTCAGGGAATAAGTTTTGACCTAAACCTGTCATCAAATAATCAAGCAATCTCATTTTATAAAAATCTGAACGTTGTTGTTGAATGGTACGAAGATATTTCATCGTTTCAATATCAACACCTGTTGCTGATTCCATATCACCAACCACAATTGCACGATTCATCGTTCTATAATGTAGGTGAGGTATCATTTCAAAGTACGCAGTTTGAATCAAATATGGTGAGATAAAATCATTTACCAATGTTAACTCATCAGAATTAAATGTATTACCTGTTGATGATACTTGTGATAATAAATGATTATAGAATCTTGATCCTAATAATGTCTGTAAATGAATATCTTGAGCGATACCTATTTCTGCTCGTATGGTATCCATATCAACATTTTTGTTAATGTTGGTGAATGCCTTAATTTTATTCTCAGATATTAATAATGTATTAGCCATATAAAATTAGTTTGTTTCTTCGTCTCCTAAATAAACACTACATTCTTCTTCTGTTAATCCGTATCCACTCATTAACATATGTATTGCTTGTCCTCTTGTTATTTTTTCTTTGTTATATTCTCTTACAATTCTTAATAGACCTTGATATTCTCTGCCAGACAATTTCTTGATATTCTCATTAATTGGTGTAGACTCCGCCTCAACAGATGTAACTGGTTTATCAATAACCGCAGGGTTATCGGTAACATCACCAGTTAAAAATAATGATAATGGTTTAATTTCAAATGTTGTTGGTCTTTGGAATTTAAGTGAAATCAACTTATTGAATGTTGGTAATAATTGATATTGGTATGGTTGAATTACCATCTTTCTAAAGTACTCTGAATGGTCCACAATCTCCGCTCTTGACCCTAATTTACCTGCGGTGGATATACCATATAACTCACCTGAAGAAACCCTGTGAGCGGAAAGAATTGTACGAACAATATCCTCATAAATTGCTTGGTAATAACCATCGTTTGCCGATGTCTGTATTTGGGTTATTTCAGGTCCTAATTCCTTACTTTCGTTGAAAGAGATGATTGGTCTACCTGCGTTGTTTACAGATGAAAATTGGGACTCTAATGCTCTTGTAACAAGTCTTTGTTCTTCCTCGCCAGGAATACCATTATTCATATTAATCCAAAGTGATGGCATCATACCATTCTTTAGATTGTTTGCGTGAAACTCTTTTATATTAACATCAATCTCAATAGCGGCAAGACCACCTGAATAATCAGGGTGTGGGTAGTAAGAATTAGACGGAGTATAAGATTTATAATAATATATCTGAGATGCTCCACCTTCGTTTTGATTGAATGAATCATATTCTTCTGGTACAAACTTTTTGGTATTTAACCAATCTGCTGAGTAATAAAACTTTTCAATTTCATCTGTTTCAGGATTTATTTTTCCACATCTAAGTCTACTATAATCAATATGGTAAATCTCAGCAATACTTTCTCTGTCTCTTGACCATACCACATTTAATGCGTAACCACCAAACAGAACCAAATCCAACGCACATTTATGATATACATCATAAACATTCTCCTTTGGATTGATTAGATTAATTGTTGCCATTGGATTGTTTAATGAAACAATTCCATCACCACAAATCTGTTCTTTTTTTGAAATTATAACTGACTTATGTATAGCACAATTTTGGTATCTTGAAATTAGGTATTGTGGCATCATATTATTTTCACCATAATAAACCCAGGGATATCTTTGAAATACTTCATTGAACACAGGTAACAATGGTTCCTGTGTAAAATTCATTTTCCCTAATTGATATTTTTGTTTTTCTTCACTCATAAATTATTCTTGTATGTATATGTAATTGTTATTCTCCTCATCATTTGAAATGTATTGTGTGAAAGTATTACCTTGTTCTGTGGTACCATCTAACCTCGCCATACCTGTATAAACTAATTGTGTACCATTACCATATATTTTCAATTGGTACTGTCCTTCGTAGTTTAAATCGTTTGCAGCAAAGTTTAATATAATTTCACAATACCTATCATTCTCACCAAACTGAGCATTGTTTGAAGTACTAATTGTATATGTCTTTTCCTCCTGACTTACGATATGAAGAAAGGTCAAAGTATAACCAGAAAAATCCGTTCTTGAGTTATTATTGATGTTTAATACTAACGTATTAGATTGTCCTTTATTTAATATAATCATAAGATATGTTGTATATATTAGTAAATATAAAAAAATTCATCTTGAATTGGTATGGCATAAAAAAAGGGGACATAGGTCCCCCTTAAATTATTTAGATATAGAATATTCAGTCTTACGACTTACTATTATCCACTAATGATTGCACCGAACACTGAAGTAATTACTGCCTCTGGAGTAGAACCTGCGCCAGACAATACTCTTGCTGGTTCAGCTTCTTGTGCCGTGAAAATTAATTCAAATCCGTTACGATCTCCCAATGCCAAACCTGAAGTTGCAGCACCACCTGATAAGTAAGAATAGTTAACTTGACCTAAAACGTAAATTGTGTCATTTTGGTCAATTGCTAAAATCTGTAAATTATCATTTTGTCCTAACACTTTCAATTTGTTTCTCTTTTCTTGGTCGTATTTAAACAATACAGCAGTTAGAACTTGTTCCCAATAAACGGTTCCATTTTCGTAACTCTTTGTTGTGTTTTGTGCCAATGAAGAAGTATTTCTTTTAAGTTCAAATCCGTAGTAAGTAGTGCCAGCGGTTGATGTTGCACCAGTTACAGCACCGTCAGCGTCATATGTATAACCTGAAGTGTATCCTGAACCACCAGCAACATAAATCTTTTTAATACCACCTATACTATCGGAACAACCTAACGCTTCTCCTGAAGTTATAAAACAGCTCATATTTTTTATATTTAATTTGTTTTGTTTATTTTTTTTAAAAGGGGGATTTTACTCCCCCCTTAATATTTTTAATTACTATAATCCGTTAGTTGCGAAGTAAGCAGTTGAACCAAACTTGGCGATTGTTACACCATAGTTGTAGTTTGCACGTAAGCGCAATTCATCTGTATCCCTGCTATACCAAATTACTAATTTCTCGTGGTCAGACAATAAGTCAAAACCTACAACGATATATTCACGTGGTCCGATTACTACTTGGTTAGAACTGTTCAAACCAATAGTTGGAACGATTTTTACGTTAGTTGAAGGATGAGTGGCTTCTAACATTGAAGTAATATCAGTAGAACCGATATAGTTCATAAAGAAGTTAGCCTTAACCAATGATTGTACATATAAACGGAAGTTACTGTAAGACATAAACACAACTAAGTCTTCACGAGACATTGCGTTGTCATCTAATGCGTTGATTAATTTATCAACTTCAGTGATTGGGTTACCGTTAGAACCGTATGCTGCGGTTGGTGAGAAAGTTGTACCTGATGCAGATACAGCGATACCTGTTTGACCTGATGCAATTAAAGTCTTCAAACCATTGAAACAAGATGAACCTGTTGTTGCTTGCCATAATTGTTGTTCAATTCTTTGTTGAATTTGTAAAACTTTTAAGTCAGCGATTTGTGCTTCAAACGGAACAGTCTCAGAAGTTTGACCTGGTGCCATTAACATTGATTGGTATGTATCATACAAATCTTTGTAACATAGTGCCTCGTTGTACTTCTCAGGACAAGTTGTAATGTTTGATTGAGTGAAGGTAGTTGTACCAGATGGAGACCATCCGCAAGTACCATCTTGGAAATACGCAGTTGAGTTTAAAAGGTTTAACGCCTGTGTCCCTTTTATGCCGAGACGAACATTGCTGTATTTTGCGGTCGTTCCTCCGATCAATGCTTTTGAAAGTAATTCACCACCTACTTGGTCAACGTAACTACCGATTGTTGCTACGTCATATGCGAATTGTTCTTTTGATAAAATTTTCATAATTCTTTTATTTTTTTTTTTATTTGTTATTTTTTCTTAATTCAGCAATCATATCTAATTTAGATTGAAGTGCGTCCTCATTATTATTTGTTGATTTATTAAAATCTGTTTTACCGTTAGCAATCTTTTTACCTGCTGGTTCTGATTTAAATTTACTGAAGTCAGCCTTAACTTCTTCAACCTTTTCTTCCATCTCTTTCATCTTTTGAGATACTTTTTCCATCATATCTTTTAGTAATGAAACGATTTCTTGGATTGGGTCTTTTGATTCAACTTCAATTTCTACTTCTGGTTTTTCTTCCATTGGTAAATCTTCCATTTGCTCTTCAGCAATTTTTTCTTCTACCATTGCGATAACTCCTTCTTTGGTTTCTACCTTTGTTCCATCTTCTAATGTGTGTACACCATCTGGTGCTGGCATTTCCCCTTCTTCAGTTACTACAACGACTTTAGCACCCTCAACAAGTGAATCACCTTCAACTCTGATTTGAGTACCATCTTCCAATTTTGCGTCAACAAATATTTGTTGAACCTTAATGATTTTACTGTTTTTAACTTCTATTTCAAAGTTTTCAACTAATCTGAATTTACCATCTTCTAATGCTACTCTTTCAAACTCATCACTTAAACGAGTGATTGACTCACCTACTTTAAGTTCTGATGCTTCAAGGATTGTATTGTCTTCCAATTTGAAAGACTTTAAAGATGCGTCATCGGACATAAAACCAAACTGTTTCATTAACTTCTTGATTTCGTTAATTGCTGTTTTTGAATTTGACATAGTCTGTTTTAATTGTTTTTAATTTATTTGTTCTATTAGTAAATATGGAATTATATATATATTCTCATTTTAGTCTTTAATATTTTTTAATATGTCAACAACTTGTTTAAGGAACATCTCCTCCATACAGAATTGTGCTACCTCCTCAAAGTATCCTGATACACTAAATCCATTCAATTCACCTTTCTTAACTTTCTGCCAAACCTCATCATTACGTACCTTCATTGATACAAACCAAGTTCCAATAGGTAATTCGGAATAACCGTATTTGTTGCTCTTGTCTTCCATATCCTCTTTAATCCAAGACTCAATTACATAAACATCTTTTACCGCGTTACCATTATGATTCTCGTCATTATTATCAGTATATTTGTTTCTCATATACTTTTCCATAATCATCTTGATTGTTTTTGAACTGAAGAAAACAAAGTAAGGATTACCTTTTGAATCTTTACGGAATATCTTTAAGTCAGGAACCATTGCTGGTCCTACAACTATTCTCTTTTCATCATCTGTTGCGAACTTTTGTTTTGACATTTTCTCCCTGTCAATTGATTTGATTTTAGACTCAGACCAACTTAGTGCTGATTTACCTCCCCAACTATCGTACATCAATTTACCACATCCATCATCGTAACTCTTTGAACTATCTAAGTCTACTTCGTGTCTTGATAGGTAACTGTACATTCTTTTGATTGTATCCTCTGAGATTGGTTCACCTTTAGCAAGTTGATTAACTCTCATTTTTCCAACGGGAGTACCACAAGAACCCCATCCATTTTCCTCAACATATTTCAATACCGCCTTAGCGTTGTTCTTAATACTATCAGGATAATCAGAATAATTTTCAAATAGAGTTGGTTTTGTTAATGACTTTGATATAGTATTACCTGTCTTTCCTGTAACACCAGGATCAACGTAACCACCAATACCACCAACATCATAACCCATATTATATTCAGATGCGTTGTCATAACCACATTTGTTACACATATATGGTTTATCACCACCATCTTCCATAACCCAACTATGTTGACATTTTTTACATATTATTAATTCATCTGCGTGATATAAATAAACACTATCTTCTGAATGAACAGCACCCGTCATTAATCTACCATTAGCATCTTTATGTGTAGGACCTTCGTATAATTTACCGTCTTCTGTATAATGTGGTACACCTACTTCAAACTTTTGTGCTTCAACTTCAGGTGTATGTTCCTTAATTGCGTCAATCTCATTTTGGTTATTATCAATATGTTTTTCTATACCTAATTTCTTAATAGTCTCCCATTTCAATTTTCCGTTCGTTGCGTGGACTTTATCTCTTGGGATACCTAATTCATCAGCGGTATTATAAACCTCTTCTAATTGATTTGATTGTCTTCTTGTAATGATACTTACATCCTTACCTTCTTTCAACATTCTCTTAGCAAGTTCTTTACCTCTTTCAGTTGATAATGTATCATCATAGTCAATAGATACTTTCTGAGCAATAAAGTCATAAACTTTAGACAATCCCAAGTTTCTCACCGTTGAAGGTGATGGATTTGCTGCCGTTTTAGATGTTACAGTTGAAGGTTGTGGATAACCAAGTACATTTGTATTAGGTGTCATATCAGTTGGGAATCCTGCTTCAGTTTCCTT